AGGTCAATCATCTCTGTATGTAAAACAGTCTGGGTCTTGGCAAAACTTAGGTGTATACACTGTAGTTCCTGATGTTCCTTTAAACCCATTTTTGCTTGTTGGGTTGTGAGCGAAGAACTTCTTCCTACTCCCACGGGAACTGTTGCAGACATTACAAGAGTTCGCCGCGTTAGCTTGGGACGATTTAGAGAACAACAGCCTGCAATGAACCAAGAGTTGCAAGACACAGTTCCTGGCTCTGGTTCTGGCGATCAATAATAAAGTAAACTGTTATCATGCATACAGTATTTGACCCTGATTCCGTAAACACCATTACAACAATTGCTAGAGGGTTCTTAAGAGATTTTCCTAAGTTTTTTCAAGTATCGTTTAATGCAGTAGGAAGAACTTACGAATTAGGCAATCCAAATATTGATGCTGACTCTTTATGGGTTGCTTCATACACAAACAACGCCCCAGTAACCATAACTTCAAATACTTCCGCTAGTTCTTATTATTCATTAGATGCACGCAATGGCATTTTGCGTTTTAACCAAACCCCTCCTTCTGGAGCAAACATATTGGTTGAGGGTTATTACTATGAATGGGTTTTGCCATCAGACCTTGAGTTTTACGCAAATCATGCTATTGAACAACACGTCTATAACTTGGATTTACCTCTTGAGAACATGTCTGGAATTGTCATTGACACTATTGGTATGAGTTGTGTTGTTGAAGCCTTATGGGGTTTGCTTACCGAATACAGCCGAGACATTGATGTTACGACCTCAGAATCAGTGCATATTCCGGCAAGCCAACGATTTAGAATGGTTCAAAGCCTTCTTGATTACTGGTCAAAAGCATATGAGAAGCAAGCTAAGGCTTTGAACATTGGTCTTGAAAGAATTGAAATAATGAATCTTCGTCGTGTGTCCAGAAGCACAAATAGGTATGTTCCTATTTACAAGTCTAAAGAACTTGGGGAGTATGGTCCAATTGAACGACTATTTCCAGAAATTGGAGATGGCGTTATTAACATTGAAGAGCCTGAAGATGAGCAAATTAGTAACGTATACGTAACTGTAGAACCTGGAACAACTTTAAATTCATCTGCTATTTACGGAATATAGTTTATGGATGGTCGCAGAGAACTTGCCCATATTCGCAAAAACTATCGTCAATACCACCGACAGGTTGGGGAAACCATAGCATGGTTTAGTTTCATTCCGTTTAGCGCTCAAGGCAGCGAATACGATGATGTATACGATGAAGGACCATCAGGGTCAGACGGTAAAAAGTACAAAAACAAAGTCATTGTCCCAGTACTTATGGTTACTGAAACTGAAGACACAAAGCGAGCCATCCCAGAAGGTCGTCAACCAGTTCAAGTAGTAAACGTAGTTATGTCTATTGCTGATATGCGAGATGCTGGTATTGAAGAACCTTACGAGTACCAAAGACACTTAAACGACATGTTCATGTATGACGCTAGGTATTACAGCGTGACAATGTACCGAGTTCGTGGTCGTGTAAAAGACGACGTATTAGTTGTAGTTGAAGGAATTGAAATTTACGTAGACGATGAAATGCCAAACGATCCGGGTCCTGCAGCAATGTCTGTTAACAACCTTCCTTGGCCTGCTACGTTGCCATCCCTTACCTGATAAACTGTAATTGCTTAGCGTGCGCTAAGCAATACAACGCCTAGGGTTAAAGGAGTGCCAATGACTGGCAAATCTACGAACGCATCCTCTACCCCTATTGTCACAGGTTGTCCAGCACCTATTACTTACTTAGCTGACCTTTTCTTGAATTTAGAAAACCATCTTTCCATGATTATTGGAGGGGCGGTTATTGAAGAAGAAAACAGAATTAAAAAGTCTTTGCCTCAAAAAGAAAAAGAATGGAAATCTATAGCTAAAGATTTTAGTATTACTTGGGATTCTGAAGATTTGTCGTTTTCTTATGACGTAGCTGGAGCTTCTAATGCAAAAGCCGCTAGTTTGGAATACGGTCCTCCTGCAAAGTCCCTACTCAGACATGAGATTCTTAACGTTAATAGGACCATTGGCAAAAATATTGATAATAAAATAAAGAAATTATTAGGCGATAAACTATGAAAACTGGGTTTTTGTTGGCTGAAGATGAAGCAATTAAATTGCGCTTTTCTAACTGCACGGTATCAGATGACCGTAACAACTCTAGGGAAGTAGACGTATTTTTTAGATACCCAGAAGCTGAAACCGAACGAAACTATCCGTTTATCACAATTGAACTTATTGATGTCCTTCATGCAACGGATAGACAACATTCTGATGTTTTAATTTATTCTGGAAATGCTGGAGGTTGGTCAGATAACCCCGCATATTTTGATTACTGGCCTAGTGTTAGCGCCAGTGTTACGGGTGGGTCAACTTCGTCCTATAAACAAACAGAAGAATTTATACCTGTAGACCTTTTGTATCAGGTATCTACTTATTGCCGAACGGCTTTACATGACCGTCAACTAACGGCTCGTCTGTTACAACGAGTTGTTCCTTTTAGGTACAATTCTATGCGAATTCAAGCGGACGATACTACTAGAAGATTTGATCTTTTAGACTGGACCAATGCAGACCTTTTAGACCAGGAATCAGGCTTTAGAAAACGCATATTTCGTAAAGTCTATACTTTAAAAATGTCAGCAGAGATTACAGGGGATACGTATAGTGCCCTTACTACTGCTAAACCAGTGTCTACAATTAATAGTACAATTGAACATCAACTAACAGTTTTTTAATGAGTAATATCTCGTCCATACCAAAACCAAATAGGAGTTATCATGGCATATGAGCGTCCAGGAGTATACGTTTCGGAAGCGGCGTTTACTACCAACATTCAAGCAAATACAGGCGTCACCGCTGCAGCTTTTGTAGGAACGGCTGAGCGTGGACCAACAACACCAGCTTTAGTTACAAGTTGGTCGCAATACACAAGTTTGTTTGGTGCGTTGGATAATGCCTATGATCTTGGTTATGCGGTTTACCATTTTTTTGCAAACGGTGGTCAGTCAGCATACGTTACACGTGTAGCCGATGGTTCTGCTGTAGAAGCCACAAGCACTATCCAAGGAACACCTGCAGCTGGAGCTGCTGCTGACATTTGGAAACTTGAAGCTAAATCAGTTGGCGCTTGGGGAAACAACTTAACTGTTGATTACACGTTTGATGACACTACATTAGTTACTCCTACGACAACTCCAAAATTTACAAAAAGCACTTTGTTTACAGTTACTGTAAAACTTAGCGGTGTACAAGTAGAAGAATGGTCGGGATTGTCGGTTGACCCTGAGCAGAACAGGTACATTACAACAGTTCTTGATCTGTACTCATCGTACGTAACAACAGCAAGTGTTGCTACTGTTGCAGCAGGTGCTCAACTTACAATTAGCGGATTGACATCATCTTCGTACACAGTAACTAAGACTTTTGCAAACGGTAGCGATGGCATTGGTTCAATTGACTCAACCGACTGGGCAACGGCATTGAATGCTTATGACACCAATCAACAATCGTTAATCTTCAACTTAGTTGGTCAAACCTCATCTACAATCGTGAATAACGCAATTACCAAAATGATTTCTCGTGGTAATTCTTTTTTGGTTGTAGATACGCCGTTAACGGCAACTACTAAAGCCACATTGTCCTCAGCAGTTGCTGGGTATGTACAATCTAGTTATGCAGCCGTTTACGGTCCTGCTCTTAAGATGTACGACCCAACAAAATCTGGTGCTGCAGCAATTCGCAATACATACGCAGGCGGAGCCGTTGTTGGCGCAATGATTCGTTCAGAAGTAGCACGAGGGGTTGCTAAAGCCCCAGCTGGTTACGGTTTGGATTTGCGCAACGTATTTGGTCTTGTTGCAACCCTCACTGAACAAGAACAGGGTTCTTTGTACAAGACAGAGCAGTTGAACCTATTTAGCATTGTCCCTGGAGTTGGCGTGATTATTAACGGTTCACGTACACAAGCACGAAACACAACTGACAAGTTCATCACGGTTCGTCGCTCACTTAACTTCCTTAAACAAACATTAAAGGAAGCAACAGCGTACGCTTTGTTTGAACCAAACGATGAACGTTTGTGGTCAGACATCAGTGTTAAAGTTTCGGCTATTCTTACTAACTTCTGGGGTACTGGAGGTTTGAAAGGAAAGACTACTGGAGAAGCGTTCTACGTTGTATGTAACTCAACAAACAACACAAACCTTACGGTAGAAGACGGAATAGTAAATATTGAAGTTGGAGTTGCTTTGCAAACTCCTGCTGAATTCATCGTAATTACCATCAGTCAATTCACTGGTGGTTCAACAGCAACATCTATCTAGGAGATACCATGGCAAGAACACAACGCACAGACCCTCTTCGTAACTTTAAGTTTACGGTAAAGTTTGTACCTCTCGGCACAGCCCTAAGCACAAAGTTATCAGGCATTGGCGATTTGGGATTTGCTCAAATGGGCGGTCTGTCAGTTCAAAACGAATTGATTGCATATCGTGAAGGTGGGATGAACACTCACCCGCACAAGATGATTGGTCAATCAGACTTCCCGCCAATTTCGTTTGCACGAGGAGCTTTTGCAGAACAAGCACAGCTTTACAAGTGGCAGAAGTTCATGCACTCATGGGTTGATGGTGGCGCTAGTGGTGAACCAGGTGGTGCAGCAGGAGATACAACTAACTACCGTTGCAACATCATTGTCAAAGTTTTTGATCACCCCTACACTGCAGGTGACGCAAAATATGCGTACGATAGTTCAGACCAGAACACCGTACTCAAGCCAGGCAACATCAAACTAGCTTTTAAATTGTTTAACTGCTGGCCAGGTGCTTATGGTCTTAGCGACCTTAATGCTGGTGACAACGGTATTATGATTCAACAGTTGAACATCCACCATGAGGGTTTTATAGTAGCTTGGACACCTGAAGAAATTGCAGCAATTGACACAGCAAATTAACTAAAAACATAGGAGTATAAAATGGGTACACAACAAGATGCACTGGCTGTCGCGGCGGCTATATCCGATCCTGTTCCACGAATAGTTTCAACACCAAATACCACTTTAGAATTAGTTTGTGGTATTTTTAATGAAGCTACTAAAGAATGGGAAACAACAGCCGTAGTAAAAGAGTTAACTGGCGAAGACGAAGAAGCATTGGCAGCATTAGATGCCGATGATGATTTGCTTTACGCCCAATACATGGCAGCACTTTTAAAACGAAGTGTTGTCACTATTGGAAACATAAAAGTATCCGAAAAGCCGGACGTCGTTGATGCCCTCATTTTGGGCGACAGGGATTCTTTGTTTCTTGCAACAGTTCGTGCAACCTATGGTGAGAATCGTGAGTACGAAATTAACTGCCCTCATTGCAAAAAATCAAATGACGTACTTATTGAGATGTCAGAATTTCCAATTAAAAAACCAAAAGGAAACCCACAAGAACCACTTGTAGTTACGTTGCGTAACGGAACAAAACAAAAGTTCCGTCTTGTATCAGGAAAAGACAGTCAGACTGTTGGCAAGAAAGCAAAGAGCATTCCTGAGCAAAACACAATACTTATTTCTCGTTGCGCTATCTGGGACGATGGTACCAAACCAGCAGACGTTGAGAAATGGGCTAAAAGTCTTGGCATGAAGGATCGTGCCATGATTATTGACAAGTTACTTGAAGCACAACCAGGCCCAGAAATCAAGGAGGTGGAAGCCCACTGTGCCCATTGCGAAAAACCTTTCCCAATCGCACTAAATTGGGCCTCCCTTTTATTCGGCTAATCTAGTAAGTACATATTGGGATTACGATGCTATTGCATCTGTTTACAAGGGCTTCTCGCTCAACGACATACAAAATATGACGGTGCGTCAGCGCACCTATTGGGCGGCGATGAGCCGTTGGCGTAGACAGGAGTAATAATGGCAGAAAAAAACCTAGGAGACTTACGAGCTAAGTTTAAAGTTGACGTTGACCAAATGGAAAAATTGGTCAAAGGTGTTAAATCCATTCGTACCGATTTTGATGCCTTATCTAAAAGCCTTAAAAACGTAAACACTCAACTATCTCAAACTCTTAAACATCTTCAAGGTATTAAAGCTGCCGGAGGATTACCTGGAGGCGGAGGAGGGTCACTAACTTCTTATGCGGTTACGCCACCACTTGGAGACCCAAAAACTTCAAGTGTGTCTACTGGGAACATAGCTCAAAATCAAACTTACGTTGCAGCTGGAGTTCCACTTATCCCTAAGAGTGGTGGCGGTGGTGGAGGTGCAGGTGGTCGTGCAGCACAAGGTATGCAATACCTAGCAATGACCATTGATGCAATGAACCAGCGTATGGACAACAATTATGATCGTTCGTTGTCTGTTGACAAGTTAGGTGTTTACTATCAGCAACAACAAGGCATTTCTCAAATGCAGTATGTTGGAATGCGTCAACCAATGATGGGCGAACGACTTGGTTACGGCGGAATTAGCACAATGCTTGCCATGCAAGCACAGACAGGTTTAAGTGCTCAAGGAAACGCCGCTGGCTTTGCTGGTATGCGTGCACTCTCTGGTTACTCAATTGGTACAGATCAACTTGCACAACAAGCTGCAACCCTTGCAGGACCTGCTGCTAACAACAGACTGACAATGATGTT